TAGCATTAGCCAAGAAAAAAGCAGAAGATCCTAAAACACCAGAAGGTAAAAAACTTAAAGAAAAAGATATTACTAAACTTGAAGGAGAAATTGGTTACGCAGATTTTGAATTCAGTAAACGTAAAGATAAAAAGAAACCTAAAGGTAAACCTACAGAGTCAATACAAGCCTACATGATGAGAAGAATTAAGGAGCTCATCCCTAAAAACGCAGAAAAGCATCTAGACAAAGAGCTAGTTAAAGCCACAGTAGCTACACAATTTATTGGGGAAGGAAAGGAGAGGTCATCTACCGACGTTTATAGCGGGATATATAAGGAAAAAGGATTAGCTAATACAGGTAAATACGACTCAAACGACATTATTTTTATAGCATCTAATGGCCGACGTTATGGCAGAGTTATACCTGTTGATAACGGAGGAGAACTACAAGGAGTCTATAAAAATGTAGATCTAGCAATAGAAGCAGGCGCTACCATTATTATGGACACGGCAACCCATTTAGCTAAGTCTGATTATAATGTCGGAGAAATGGAGTTAGCTCAATATTTAGAGAATCATGTCAACTGAAGTTGAACACTATAAAGGTTCCCTTAAACATTTAGTTTTTAATACGATTAGAGCACTCATTAAAGGCGGTAGTCTGTCATCTGCTAAAAAATCTAAATGGGTATCTACATGGTATGGACCAATAGCTTATGAATATTCAGGCGGAAATGAAACGATTAATCATCCTGCACAAGAAATGCCTAAAGAATTTGCAGAGATTGCTAGACAGTTAGAAGAAGACTTAGGGCACCCTAAAGGATACTTTAATAGTGCACTAATGAATGTATTTCCTGAAGGAGTAGGAATTGGTAAACATGCGGATGATGAATTAATTTACGGTGCAGATGATCAAGAACAAACTATAGGAGCAGTAGCTACTGTTAGTTTAGGTGGCATATCAGTAGTTAAAATAACAAGTAATGATGGGAAAAAACAATGGAATCTTAAAGTAGAAGACGGCGATGTATACATCATGCCTGGGGGAAACTTCCAAAGAAAGCATAAGCATGAAGTAGGTAAATCATCAGCCCCGCGTATTAGCATGACATTTAGGCATGTGCCTAAAAATAGAATACCAAAAGGCGAAGAAAGCAAAGATCAAGCAATCCTAGAAGCGATTCTTAAAGACAATAAGCTCTCATTTCCAGAAATCCCTAAGATTTGGAATAAAATAGAACTTCACCATGCTACAAGGTTATTAGAGGAATACAGCAAACCAGCGTTTTTTCCTGATGATGAAATTCAATGGCACCCAACAAAGGAAGATCAAGAGAAGTACGATTATATTCTTAAAATATTACCGGGGCTATATGAAGAATCATGGAACACGCCGGAAGCAAAGGGCCTTGATCCAAGTATCCTTACTCGCAGGGATACCAGAGATCTTATATTTACCATGAGACGTTTAGCTGGTGCGGTAACTAAACTTGAGTTAGCAGAAGAAGGTTATCAATTAGACATAGCTCGAATAAGATGGAAGGCTTTATATGATGTACTCACAGCTAGAAAAGAAGAAGTGGATAAGCTATTTGAAAAGCGAAAGAAGAAAGAAAAAGGATGGGGAGATATTGACATTAGACCAGAAGATGAAATATCTGATGAGGTTATTGAATCATTTAGCAAGGATTACGATACAGCTGTGGAAGTTGCTAAGAAAGAAGCCCATAAGAGAGACCCAGATGCGGCGCGATTAGGTCTTCTTAGCCCGCAACTAATAAAATCATTCATCACAACAGATGTAGCCATTCAATGGTTAATTGATAACACTACAGGCCCAATATACAAAAAAATAGCACAACGAATTCAAAAAAGTATCCCTGCTTTTGAAATACAGTATTTTGAGGATACATATGTTCCCGGTCAAGGAACCGCAAGAGGTGCGGCATTTTGGGGATACATAGATCTAGAGACAGGGGAAAGAATAGATGGCTATGTAAGTATAGCTAGCAGTGGGTTAACCGAAGAAGTATTACTACATGAGCTTATTCATATAGCTGTAGGATATAAGTTCACCCACCCATACACACTTAAAGAAAAAGCCGCTAAATCTAAACTAGAAGAGATAGCTGGAGTATTACAGACAATTTTAGACAAAGGCGAACTCCCACCTGAACTTCTGGGGAAACAGGGACGAGGTAGAACTAATCAATTAACTGCAAGAGAAAATTGGCTAGTACAACTTATGCGCGGAATTGAGGATCCGGCCGAGACGTACGATCCAAAAACTATGGGGCCTAGGATAGATAAAGTTTGGAGCGAGCGTAGTATAGAAGAACTAATAACATACGCTTTAACTAACAAGACTGCCCAAGCACTTCTTAAATCCCTTCCTGCAATTGGCGAAGTAGATGTATCTTTATGGTCACAATTTACAAAAGCCATTCGTCAATTATTAGGACTGGAGAATACGACGGAATATCCTCCGTCCTTATTAGATCAGATACTCGAAAGTACTGATGCACTATTAAAGGCTGAAGAAACTAAACCTCCTGTTGGACCTGTTGGTAGAAAAAAAGGTACGTTAACTAAACAACAAATAGAGAAACTTCAAGAAGAAGAGAGGACACTTAGACTTCAAGAAGAAGCTCGTTATATTAGTACAGCATCTCTTAGTAAACAGGCTTTATATGTATTATTCCCAGAGATTATTACAAAAGACGGAGCCTTAGCAGAGGATAGTGTACTAGCTAAACATTTTGACGTATTACGCTCATTAGCTACTGTATTAGGATTAAAATCTCCTGAGAGAAAAGACATGGAGGCGGCTTTAAAAGCATTACCAGACAATAAAGATTTTATAGAAACAACAGTTGATACTCTTGAGCCTGCTATTACTGAAGACCAATTAAAGAAAGCAAAAACAGAAGCTACAGAAGCAGAACAAAAAAAGCTTAGAGGAACAGGAAAAAAAGCGGAATCTGTTGCACGAAAGATAGCTAAAAATCTTGAGAATATTTTTGGTATTTTAGGTAAATACGCTAATGAATTAATTAACATCCGTAAAAAACTAGATAAAAAATCTCTTAATGGTATTCATACTCTCCCAGATGAAGTATTCCGTGGAATTACAGATTCGTCAGGCAGAAAACAATATAAAAGTTTAGAGCGAGCTCTTGTTGCTTTAGGTACATCAGAAGAAACTGCTATTGAAATGGCACAAGAGTATTCAAGATATGAAAGAAAGTATCGAGCTGTATACATAGATGGCCGAATTCCTAAAGGGAATACTGCTATTAATAAACCCCTATCAATACTTTATAGTAGAAAAGAAACAGAAAAAGCAGACCTCCCTCCTCAGTTACTATTTGGAATGATGTTAGGTACACTTAACTGGCTCCAACAAAACCCAAATAATATTAGATTCCGAGACGACTACGCTAGACAAGAATTTTTATATGGTGGGCATGCTAAGCTTTCTCCTAATGAAAAAAATCAGCTTTTAAATATCGGACATTCTTATATAGATGCTACATCGCATGTAGGTAACGATATTGCAAAAATATTAAAAATATCAGGACTAGAAGCGGATATTTATTATAACAATCTAGTCCCGGCTCTAGGAGCATTAGCTTTACAAATAGAGTATGGACCATTCAATGAAACTGATACCGATAGTCGCAAATCTAAAAAAGATGTAACTCCATTTGAAGAAGATAAGTCAAGATTTCGTATAGAAATTAAAAAGTGGAAATTTGCACGAGCAGTAAAAGATGATCGTAATTTTAATAATACAGATATTTCAAAATATAAGCATATACGGCTTAATCTTAAGAAAGATAAAAATGGAAAAGAACTCTCGCGTAAGACTACCAAGGAAGAGCTTGCCGCTAAAAAAGATATGCTGGCAGTTATTGATGCTGGTGTAGACACGGATGCTGATAGACCAGCTCAAACACCGTTTACTAAAATTGTTGATCAAATAAAGAACTCTTTAGGTGGAGTACCTAGTGCGAATAAATTTGTACTTGGCCTACTTCAAAGGACTTCATGGACAGGAACTCAAGCGTTAGATATTGCCGCTAAACTTGATAAAGCTGGTCATAGAGAAACGTTATATGAACTCGCTGGGAAACAACACGTTGATGATAGTTACCATATAGTAAAACAAGAATCCATTAAATCTTCTAACGCCGATAAGACTAATGCAATCGACGGTCTTTTCGATGCTTATAATAATGAAGAAGGGAATCTATTAGAAAAGTTTTACTTTAAATATAAGCTACAAAATCAGCATCGTATAATGATGCAGTCATCTGGTACGGTTAATCCTCAAGCTAGCGGAGTTGATAGATATTTTGTAAGACCTACAAAAGCTTCTGTTAAATATAATGAGTCCAAACTTTGGAAATTTAAGTTATCCGTTGTTGGTAATCTTGGATTTAAAATAGATAAGAATGATCTTACTGCTGCTTTAGATGCCTTTGATTATCTAATAGCTGATGAAGCTATTTTAGAAGCTGTAAACGCGATACAAAATATAGATGAAAAAGGCCAACCAGCTAAATTAGCTAAGCTATTATTGGTTATTAAAAATAAAGAAGTTTTAGGTGAAGCTGACCACGGCTCGTCTATATTAAATGGATTAACTGGATTAGCTCAGGGGTTGACTATAGACACTACTGTTACGGAAGCAGGAGAAGTCCTTAATGGAACACTAAAAACAACTTTCGAATCTGATGTAGTTCTTGAAATTGATGGTATATCTAGTGGGTTTGCTCAAAATGTTTTTCAATTCCCTATGTATGGGGCCGATAACGAATTACGACGTAATCAAGTAGGTGTATATACCGGCTTTACAGAAGTATCTACTAGGCATAATACTTACAATCCGGATGTTTATGAAGACGTAGGAGCTAAAGTTGAAGAGTATTCTGGAGTTGACACAGCCTCAAGGTATCATCTGGACAAAGGTAAAAAAGGCATTTTTGACCATGAACTATATGAAAAACGAAATGCGGCATTAAGCGAACTATATCCCACCCTTAAAAATGGAGAAATGCGTAAGTTTATTAAATACCCATTTCTTATTTTTATGTATGGTGGGGGTCCTAAAAGTATTTCTGAAGGTATTGCAGGAGATATAGTAGATGAGTTATATACACAATTAGATTCTCACCAAAGACACTACAATAGTTTACGTACAAAAGAAGGTAAAGAACGCTACATTACAGAAGAGATTAAACCATTCCTAAACAATCTAGTAACTATAGGCGCTATTAAAAATGCAGCAACATTAGAAACTGCAATTAAGTCTAAAGATGGATCCAAAGAAGTAATGCTTAGTGAGCTAGTAGCAATTCCTAGGATAGCTGAAATACTAGTACCAAGATTAGAGCTAGCCTTAATGGATATGCTTGGCGGAACAAAAGATGCCAGAGATGCTGCAATACAGGCAGGAGAGATACTACATGCTGTGTTTATGGCTCATTTTGAAAAAGCAAAAGAAATAGCAGAAACAGATACTCCAGCAGTTATAGATAAAAAAACCGGTAAAGTTCTTGAAGAAGCAATTAAAAGACCTCCTTTAACTGAAAAAGAAATTGATCTCCTTATTAAAGACCAGTTAATTGAGATGTTCCCGCAATACAGGGGACCGTTAATGCAGACCGATCAATCTTTCATTGATCTGACTAAACGAGAAAGAACAGAAACGACTAGTACTGGTGAGAGAATTACTGTTGACTACTACAATATAGAAAAAGGAGGAAAAAGCTCATCCGAAACTAGTCCTAGAAGCATGACTTTTGCTCCTCCTGGTGTTAGCACATTAATTCGTATGATTATTAACATGGATGCATCTATATTAACTCAAACTTTAAAAGAGAACCCACATGTTCTAATGCTTCATGATGCTGTAATGGGAGATCCTGACACGCTGGAATTATCCGAAAAATCATACAACAAATGGTATATAAAATTTAATCAGAAATACAGCGTATTAGGTGCTATTACAAAGCAAATGCAGAAAGTTATTGATGAAACTATAGCGATAGATACAAAGAATAATAATACGGACTTAATGAGTGCTGTAGATAAATGGATAAAAAATGAAGCATGGATAAATCAAAGAAAACCTTATAACAAGAGAAGACATAGGACTGAGCTGGTACAAGACGTCGTAAGTATGAATACGTTAGTTGAACAAACTCGAGCAGATGAATTCAAAGAAATGTCTCAACAAGGCGGGATTGTTTCTCATCAGTTATATATGGCTAAGAAAGCTGTTTTTGAAGCGACAGAAATAATTTTAGATAAAGAGAGGAATCTTCGATTAAAACTATCTAATTTAATAGATCTACTATTTGAGGGTGTTCCTGAGGATGTTCGACACAAACCTACGGTATTTGATATAGAACAAAAGAAGATAGAAGAAGATTTTAAAAAGGAAATTAAAGAACAAAGAGAAAAAGGACTTCTTCACTCATTACCTGATCAGAGAAGGGACAATCCTATAGATATATTAGTAGGAGATATTACAAAAGGTAATGTGATGTCTTTCTTCGGGGACATGAAAGAACACTCCGAGGGCTATTATTATACGGATCAAGAACAGAATGATCATGCTAGTGAACTAAAGAAAGTACTTAGTATAATAGCTGACGGAATGAATGATTCTGCTTCTGTTCGTTTTACTCTTGAAGAGGTAGATGGCATTACTCAAGGAGACTTTGACCCGTATAGTAATAGAATAAGAGTGTCTCTTAGTAGACAAGGACCACTTTCACTTAATAATGCATCTCCTCAGGAAGCATATGTACACGAAACGTTACATGCTATAGTTAATGCCGCGTTAGCTAATAACCCACTATTAAAACGTAGAATAGAAAAATTATACCGCCAAACTAAACAAGACCTAGCTGCTAATGGAGGATATGAGGTATTTTTACAATCTATCCGTGGAGGCGTTAAGAATGCATCTAAAGAAGATAAGAGAACCGCTAAAGAACAGTATGATTATTTATTTAATTTTCCGGAAAATGAGAAATATAAACTCGATGAATTTTTAGCATATGCGGTAACAAATAGAGATCTTGTAAAATATCTTTCAAGTACTAAAACTAAAATACAATTTAAGTACAGAAAAGAAGAAAGGCTATTTACTAGAGCAATAGACGTATTTAGATATTTTATAGAACTTGCTGTAGATACTACTTTAAGAACGTTTGGTAAAAGAGGCGGTTTTGGTGCTGATGCTCATCATGAAATGCTGGCAGTACTTGAGTCATTACTAATTATTCAGAATAAGCACAGGAATATATACCAGCTGCTTCAGGATAAAACTTACAATGCAGTAGATGCTTCCGATCAATTTTTCCGAAGATTTGCTGAGGAAAAAACTTTAGAAATAGTTACGAGTGAACCAACTAATAGATTAAAAAGACTAGCTAGAGTTGCTGTAGGTACAGGCTATAATGTTCTTAGTAAAAATGCTTTTACTTTAAAAGCTCGACAAGCTGTATATGAAACTATGAACGGAACCCTACGGGGTATAGCAACTGAAATTGGTGAAGGAATACTTGGTAAACGATTAATCCAACAATTATTATATTCTAAAGTAAATATATCTAAAGCTCGTCAGGACTCTGAGAGATTTACTGTTAAATGGTTTAATGAAATTTGGAAATCAGTAGATGCCACAAAACCTAAAGGAATGTCTGTTGATTTAAGAGAAAATTTAACTAATGTAATATTTAGAACCGATCTTTCCAGTTTATTTCATATGGGGTTTTCTCATGCAAAAATAGCAAGTTTTATTGGCAATAAGAAAAAAATCAAAGGAGAGTTGAAAAGTCTTGAAAAACAGATATTGAGGAAAAAAGCTGTTAAGAGAAAACATATCAGTCATGCAGTAGACTATGCTAAAGAGCTCGGTGAATACATGGCTAGTGGGGATACTTACTTAAATGTACCACATATGAATACTTTTACTATCGCCTCCAGAATCCTAGCAAATCCAACAGCTGCAGATAGAGCATTACTAGATGCGTATGCTACGTTAACCGCGTTGGATAAAACTAAGTATAATGAAGCGACCGCTGTTAAAGAGCTTGTTGATGCTGAATTTGCTACAGATCCTAATGAAAATGGATTCATAGATTTATTGGATGGTCATATTGAATATGTTATCAAATCAAAAGAAGACTTATTTGATGATAATTCTACTCAAATGGTTAAGGGGTACATTGTAGAGAGAACAGATAATTTAACGGATATGAAGGCGGGTACTGCAGATCAAAAAAGTATTATGGCAGCAGAAGGGTACCATGAACCATATTCATTAGGGTCCATACCAGGGATTACCAGAGTAAACGATACGTTATTTATCGGACGTAATGCTCCTCCTATCCCTTATGTTTCTGCCATTATGTCTACGACTAACAAACGTAATATAGGTACTACCTTGACTGAGATTTTAGGGGAAGATACTAATTATCAAATATCTCCCGGCGTACCTGACATAGCAAAAATAAAGCAAGCTATTCGTGATATTGATAAAGAACAGCAAAGACAAGCTACTCGAAAAAAATTAAAAGTAGATAGCGATTTAAGATTACGTCCTGTTCTTGATGAAAAAGATAACATTGTTGATTATCGAGTAATTATGAATCATGTAACTAGGAAAAAACTTTTAGATCCCGATCTAGAAATACAAAATGTATTTGCCCATATGCAGTCTTCTTATATTGATCGTAAAAATACAATTAAAAATGATAAAAGAACTGTAGAACTTTTAGTATATGAGCAAAAAGAAAGAATGCCGTCCCATCCTAAGGAATTTATCGATCTGCTAGATCCTGCAAATGGATTTATTGACCGTTATTATAGACTTCCTAAAGAAGTACGAATGTATATAGATAGGTTTACTAAAAATGGTACATTTATGGTCAGAAAGGATGTTATTAATAAAGTATTTGGATACCAAGCAAAAGACTTCAGAAATCTAGCTTGGCTTCAACATCCTAGTATGCGGCATATAAAAAGATGGGCAGGATTATCTCATTACATACTTAGAGAAGTTGTGGGTTATGGAAAAGACCGCATAGTTATCGCTATGCCTCAAGTATGGCTATATAACGCGTATTCTAATATAGCGCAATTAACAATGAGAAATATTCCTATAGCTTACACAGCGCATAAAATGATTGAAGGTTTTCATGAATATCAAGCATATCATCAGGATACTGAAGAACGTGCAAAACTTAGGCAAAGAATTGCGATTAAGAAAATAACTGATGAGGGCAGTGACGAACATAGACAATTAGCTGCGATAAATATACGTATAGAAAATAATAGAATTCATAATATGAGTCAGGCAGGATTAGATTCACTTATTGTGGAGGATCTTAATGATGCTTCTTTGGATGGGTATATAAATAAAGGCCGTAGACTTCTTCGAACCAGTAAGTGGTTTAATCAATCAAATAAAGTTCCTACAGCAATACATGCTGTAGCAGCTAATATTTTTATGACTAAAAGTACAGGTCCTTATCAATTCATGCGACAATTTGTACAAATGACGGACTTCTTAGGTAGGTACGTAATGATTCAGCATGCTATGGAAGTACGAGGATTGGATTTTGATACAGCTATGCATGAAGCTCTTGATGCATTCGTATTATTTGATGAAGCATTGGCTCCTGCTTTAGAAGCTTTAGATGCTACTGGTGGTACCGTATTTCTATCTTATTTCTTACGTAACCAAAGAGCATCACGTCAACTGGCTATGAGAAATCCTACAGGCGTGGCTTTATCGGGGGCATTTCAATATTCTACAGGTATACCAACATTAGGTAATGTTGATAGTTCATTTCTAGCTGGAGATCTATCCCCTACTGTAATGTATTTAGATGAGTTATTTGATGAAGCTAATAATCCAACAGGGTTTGATTTATTAGTACAAGCATTTGGTGATATATTTAACTAATTATCTTCTTCACGTTCATAAATAGATATTTTATAACCAATAAACATAACAAACCCAACTACTAATATAAGTAGTAGTGGTAATAAAATAACGGATCCTAACAGTATAATTAGGAGCCCCCCAAGAGTTAAACCCGCATAGATTAAACTTCGCGTATTTAACCATAGTGTTTTTAAACGATCTTTCATTGTCGAGTTCTTGGGTATTCGTTTTTTTGGATTTAAATAGATAGGTCTCATAATTTATGAAAATAGGGAGTTAAGACCCCCTAAATCCTCAGTTTTAGGAATTTTAGCCTCGTCAGATGCCGCTGAGTCCATTATTTTTCCATCCTTGACCTCTACCCCTTTGGTATTTTGAGCCTCTTCAGCTAATTCTTTCGAAGCTGCAGCCATACCTTCAGCAGCTATTTTATCTATACGATCTTTTTTGATAGCAGCTTCTTTAACTGTATTTTCAGTAGTTTCATCTATATGAATAATTGCTTTAGCTTCTCCCTTTTCCTCAGGAGTTAATACACGTCCTTTCTTACGCTCTAGATCATGTAAAGCCATCTCTTCATTAGTACGGCGTCTTCCATTCTTACGTCCATATTCCCATTTTGATCTACTATTAAGAACAACATGTGAAGTAGATTTTGTAGTATCAGGAATTGTAATCTCTAATGAAGAATCCTGGTTTTTAAGTGCTTCTCTTACTATAGATTCGATATCTATATCAATTTCTATCTTCATCCTTTCTCCTTAAATAATTTTTTTTGATGATGTAATGCATAATGAGCGATCATTAAAGCATCAGCTCTTCCATCAAGTAAACCTCCCCGTTTGCCGTGTATATTAGCTGTGGGATATAGTTTTGTAGCTATTTCTGCAACTTGTTTTTTAATAGCTTTACCTTTAGCAGTAACGTTTATAAATTTTTGCCATACTTTAGGAGCTACTGTACTAGGTGGGCATCCAAAGCAACTTATTTCAGATAGAGCATGTACACTTCCCAAATTACGTCCGAAAGTAAAATTAGATTTAGCTGACATTCCAAACATAGAATGTACATCTTCTATCCAGATAAAATCCGGGTTGTATGTAAATAAGTGGTTATAGATGTCCCATACAGTAGCTTTTTTTAGGTCAAACAGAACAACGTGTGCTGAATCTTTTGAATCCAGCACACAAATTGCTCCATTAGTCCCTGGATCAATTCCACAAATTAACATTAAAATGGAGGTTCCGTTACATCTTTAAATAATGAATCTTTAGGTACATCTGTAGATGGACTACCCATAATGTCAGCAGCAGAATTGGTACTTTGACCTTTAGTAGACTTATCAATAACTGCGCCAGTATTCTTATTAGCCCATTTATTGAACATAGTAGCCGCTTCGTTTTTAGTAATTTCTTCAGCAGTTTTACCATCCATATTTCCGAAGAATTTACACTGATTTACAGTACGAGATTCACCAGTCGGTACATAGTCACCGTTGCTATTCTTAGCAGTTCTATCTTCAATAACTTGATGAATAGCTACTTTAACAGGTTTACCAACTAAACTCATTACTACTGGGCGTTCGGCAGGTGCCTCTTTTTTTAATTCAGGATTCCAAACTTTAACTTGTTTCTTCTCTATAGATTTCATGCATGTATCTAAATCTTCGCCTGTAATAGCGATACACATAGATTCTGCAATTGAATATCCAGGAAGAGGGCGTTTCTTACCTTCTTTAGTTACATAGTAAGTTTTATTGCCCTTAACTTTACCAGATTTAATACAGAAATTCTCTCGAAGTTCTGCCATATTACCACTATTCTTTTCCAGAATAATGTTGAACCACATTGCTTCAGATGGAGTCTGGTTTATATATACCATCTTAACGGTAGTATCATATACTCCAGATTCCCATAGAAATCCGCCCATATTTTCAATGGATTGTATTTCTACATCTTTAGGAAGTTCCCATTCACCCATAAGTTATATCCTTTCTTATTTGAATATTAAAAAATAACCTACAATTAATCATTATTATTAGCTTGAGCTTTTTGTTTTTTAAGGTACTCATCTAATACTTTAGTAAACTCTTTAAGAGATAGACCTGGTTTTCGTTTTATAGTTTCTTCGGCAATTTCTTGTACTACACCAATACCAAGTTCTATAGCAGCGTATGTCATATTTTGAGTAAGAGTAATTCGTAAATTGTCTCGTTTATCATCTATAATTTTATCATTACCTTCGTGGCTCATAATTCTCCTTAATTAAAGGTTAAGACGGTAGTGATTATAGATCAGAGAGGCGTGATCTAAATCAAGGTAAACCTCGTACACTACCGCCTTAACATAGTATTAAAATAAGATGCCTCCCCCTAGGAGTATTTGCCGTACGATAAAGGGGAGGACTAGTGTTTTATAACTCTTCAGTTAGGACAGGCCCTATGAGAGGAGGAGATCTCACAAAGGGAGGCATATTAACCCTATCCAGCGTTATTATATCATTTATTTATAGTACTCATGAAGCCGATTAATAACGTTTTGTAGATTATTATCTATATAGGTTTCGTTTCTAGTCCACATTCCCATAGGACTACGAATTCTTTCGTTAACTGTTTCTTTAGTTAATCGAGTTTGAAATACATATTTAAATCCATCCTCTTTATTTTCTGGGGTAGTTTTAAATATTGGAGATTTAGCAATCTTATCTTCTAATTTAGTTAGAGTTACTTTTTTAGTTGAAATTACACAAGTAAAGAAACTTTCAATACCTTGATTCATCAGAGATCCTTTAACCTTAACCATAGTTTCATTTATCATTTCAGATTCATTAAGAATATCTGAAGTATGAGCTAAAAATACTACATTCTTGGTAGATTTAGCTACTACTTGGGACATCAGTATTTTCATATATTGTGCGTATTGCCCCCATGCCTGCATAGTATTTGTTGAATTTAATACTTTAGTGCTTTCGTACATATCCATTAAATATGTAAGAGTATCAATAACAATAGTATGAATATCAGGCATTTTCTCGGCTTCCTCGAATGCTTGATATACTTGAGTTGGATCGGTAACAGTCAATTCTTTGAATTTACTTTTGAAGGGTAATTTCTTACCATTCTCACAATTTAAATACATAACTCCTTCAGGCTTATCCATGTCTAGTAAGCTAGCGCTTTTACCAGAACTGGATTTACCTGAAACTAATACTAAATGATTATTATTCATAGATTCCTCTTAAGTTTTGTTTCGTTTTTGAAATTCTTTGCTTATTGATTTAATTATACTATTTCTGAATTGTTCTTCAGGTAAAGGAGTTTCTAAATTATTGTTAAAAGTTTCGAGTTTTTCTACTATGCCACCTAATGCCCAATCAGCATCAATTAGTACCATACCAAATCGATATAGATGATTAGCTCTATTTCCTTTAATTGTATGAGTTATAAACCAGCGTTCGATATTATTAGCACCAGTAGCGCTGATTTGTGCTTTTGTTTCATCAGATCGTTTAGTTTCTGGAATAAACATAGTGGCATCTATAGTATCCCCTTTGTTATATTCATAATGGCCTGGATGAGTAGCCCACTTTCTGGCTATATCCTTAGCACCTTCATCTACTGGAAATGGTAACCATTCAAACACATTAGTCATAAATCTAGAATATTCTCCAGCGGTTAATTTAATTCGATGAGATATAGGCAAAATAAGCCTAAATCTATTGATTTCTGAAGTATGTCGTTTAGTTGTAGATATAAGAAACGTATAATCTTCTAATAGTATTTTAACTGTAGACATACTGACGTCTCCATCGCAATCCAATATAAGTAGATCAAATCCTGGAATAACGTTTTCATTCTTACGATGCCCATTAATAAATCCGTGTGCAGTATAGTGATACCCTTCTGCAGTAGTTAATTTATGTAATAAATCAAACGGAGGTTTTGGATTTCGGACCTCGAAGTTATATGCAATATCTTTACTAATTCCCACTGTTAGACTACTTAAATCTGTTTCTATAAGGGTTTCACCTAGAAAAAATTCAATTTCGTCTAATGTTCGCTTTTTGATGATAATATTGTTTTTATACCCAAAAGACGTAGCTAGAGTCATTAAATCCTTTCTTTGAGCCTCTGAGCCTCTATAGAATGGCAGTTCTTCGATCAACTCATGCTGGGTTACCTCATTATCACAATCGGCTAAATAGTGCGCTAAGCGCTCGTAGGGCCCTTGTTTACGCATTAGGGTGTGAAATGCTTCTCCTGAGTCCTCAACTACGCTAATTGCGTAATCTAGGTGATCTTGTGTTATTTCTGTGAAATTGTCTGCAAACGTGTAAGCACCTGCTAATTTAATAGCTTTATAGTATCTGTGTATCATTTCTGCTTTATGAAGACTCATATGGTCTTTCATATCATCAGCTGCTTCTTCACATTTTATTTGATACTCAATTAAGTGAATATGGTTAGCTTCTGACATTTGTAGTACTGGATTAAACGGTCTCTTAGCAAAATTGGTAAATTCTTGTTGAATAGACAGTATATCTCTAGCTAAGTTGGGATCTACCATAAGTTGATATCGTTCCTGTGCAGATGCATATTTGGTTCTATGGTTGTCTGTTGTATATCCGAATAATAACCGACGAGCGTAGCCAGTTTCGAGGAATTGTTTGAACTCTTCCTCGGTTTTTCCACCATCTAAGAGTTTAGTAGGTGTACCAAACATCATTAAATTAGTTGGGGTATTTCCTGGTAATTCTTCAGATCTAATATTTTCTAGAGTATTTTTAATAAGTTTTTGTTTTACCAGACCTACATCATAAAGCTCAAGAAATGTATTTAGTACATCTGTATTAGCGGACATGTTTGATCCGACTTCGTCTAATTCTAAATTCATAGAACCTGCAGAAGCCAGCAATAGTTTTTCTCGCATTTGTTTAACAGCTGGAGAAGTTCCACTGTCAAAACTAAAGGCTAATTCTCCTAAACGATCAAAATGTTTTTGAAATTCATCATGTTGAAATTCAATTTCTTCAACCAACGTTCGTGTAGTTTGTCCTATATTAACTCGCCATGCAGCTCTTTCCTGAGCTAAAGTTTGAATATTTTCCTCAGCTTTTTTAGGGAATACATTATTTAAAAATTCTTTTTTAAAATAAGCTACAAATTCTCGTTCTAAAAGATTAGTAGAGTGCCCCTTACCTGTTCCTGATACCATTAGATTTAATACATAAGTGTTAACCGGAATTACATCTCTATCATTTGTTTGGATGTTACATCGCATCATGGAGGCTACTTTAGATAAGTAATACCCAGTAAGAATGCGAAAAAAATGTCGATTATCATTGTTAACTTTACGAACAAGGATATCGACTATCTTTTCAGAAAATGGATGATATTTTTTCATATTATTTTACTGTGTCTCCTTCCTCTTTCAAATCTTCAATAAATATTAAAGCTATGTCTATCAAAACTGAATCTTCTGTTTCTATAGTACCTTTCCCTATTTCTTGTAATACGTGTGCTATATATTCTATTTTCTTATCTTTACTTACTGTCATCACTTACCTCTTGATTTTCCTCAATAGTTTGAGTAACTAATTTGATGTAACCATCAGTAGGTACAACATCTACAATACCGATTTTACTAGCTGTATCTAATTCAGAGATCCATATTGGAGTGTTAGCTTGCATAGTATAGTCTTTGTAATACCCGTCTGCATTATCGGGTCCTACAAATGATGTTCTTATAGCGGTTTCACATACTGCAAGAAACTGAGCTACAGTTATTGGATCTGTACTTGGTTTAAATGCTAAATCAGCAGGATATCCATAATAACTATGTGGCATACCTGGAGTCATATTTGAAAAGTCTGGATCTGTCTTTATAAATAATCCAACTCTTTCTCTTTGTAATGCTTTTATTAAACTTCCTAATGTCATTTGATGTTGTGCTCGTTGTTTAGGCCTATTAGCAAATAGTTCTGGATGAGCTATTTTATACTCCTTCATTATTTCTTTCGCTACTTTCTTCATCTTTTTTCTTTCATTTGATATTGTCATAATACTTTCCTCTAAAAAGTGTGCCCTTGGACGGATTCGAACCGACTACCCACTGTTTACCTCAAGAAACAGATGC